CGAGGATCTATGGGATCAAGGCTACGCCGATAAGGCCGCTGGCATGTTTAAGGCTCACCACATCGGACCTGATGCAGCGAAGGCGCTCATGGCGATGGAAGCTGAACATGCCGTCGAGATCGACAACGCCCGTATAGCTGCCCAAGAGTCGTATGTGAACGAACAACGAAAGATGATCGCAAACGACTTCGGGGCTAATTCCGGAAGGAAGCTCGCGGCCGCTCAGCAAGTGGCAAAGTCTCTTGGGATCGATCTGCAAGATCAGACCCTCGGGAATAGCGCTGCTCTGATCATCGGGTTGTCTCGAGTCTCTGATATGGTCGGCGAAGACCGATTCGGAGGAGACGACGGAACCGGTCAAACCAAGGGTAACGCTGAGCAAGCTCAGGACATCATTACCAATCCGGCGAATCCGGAGCATGCGATCTATCAGGATCGTAATCATCCCCTCCATAATAAGGTCGTTGCGAAGGTGACGGAACTTAACCGCTTGGCTTCTGCTAAGAGATAATCACCCGTCTGGACGGACACCTGATCAACCCGCAAGGTAGATCGGGGAGCCTCGGGGATCTTTTATAGGTCTCCGGGGCTTTTTCTTTTGTAAAAGGCTTGACTAGGCAATAATTACCCGGCAATTTTTGCCTAGATTAGATACCCGTCACCGGCCTGATCGGTAACTCGGCTCGACTGGATCCCGCGAGGGACACCCCAAGAGGAGACGAAATCACGTTTCAACCTCTCTAATATCTAATCTTATGGCTGGAGAAATCCTTACTACTCTTCCTGAGCACTATCAGACTCAGTTTGCGCAGAATTGGGAGTTTCTTGCACAGCAAGGCGATTCACGACTAAAGGACAAAGTCCGTGTCGAAACCGTCAATGGCAAGGAACGACAGTTCTCGCAGATCGGATCAGTTGGCCCAATGCGACTGATTACCACCCGTAACGGTGCGACTATCCCCGCTGACTCGCCTCTGGCGAAACGGTGGGTCCGTCCTGCTGGATACGACTTCGTAACATGGATCGACGAGTGGGATGACATCGCCTTGGGCGAGCTTCCTGCACCTGAGTCGGCTCACGTTCGCGCACATGCAATGGCTGCTAATCGGAACATCGACGATGTTCTGATCGAAGCCGCGACTGGCACGGCTTATATCGGTGAAACTGGCGTAACTGCCGTTGATCTGACATCGGCTGAGCAGGTTGCAGTAACCTATGTGGAATCCGGTTCAGCGGTGAACTCGGGCCTCACCATAGCGAAACTGCGCAAGACGAAGTTCCTACTGGACGCTGGCGAAGTCGAAGACGACGGTCGCTACTTTGCCCTCACGGCGAAGCAGGTTCAGGATCTATTGGCAACTACGGAAGTCACGTCCTCGGACTACAACTCTGTCAAGGCTCTCGTACGAGGCGAAATTAACTCCTTCTTAGGTTTTACTTTCGTTCGGACTCAGCGTCTCGATCTGGTTGTTGCTACGGACGTTCGCTCATGTATCGCTTGGCATCGTGACGGTCTCCTCTTGGGAGTCGGTCAAGGTCGCAAAGCTCGCATGGACATCCTTCCTACGCAGAATCACACAATCCAGATTCGGACGACTGAAGTCATCGGGGCGACCCGGATGGAAGAGGTTCGAGTTGTGGAGGTTTTCTGTGATGAGTCGCCTTAATCCTTGAATATCAACCTGAAAGGAAACACACATTATGGCTACTTTTTATCCTGACGAAACTGCCGGGTCTGCAAACACCCTGCAAGCGACTGCCATCGGCGATCGCATCAATGGCCGGATCTTGACTTCTCGTATGTCAACTGCCGTTCTCACATACACGATGCTCGGCACGGAGGCCGCTGCTGACGTAATCAACCTGATCCAGTTAGAAGCCGGAACTCAGATCCTCACGCACTTGTCTCGGACCTATTCCAATGCGATTGCCACGACTGCTACCCTTGACATCGGGGATCTCGATGCTCTCGGAGTTGGAACCGCTGCTGATCCGGATCGATGGGCTGACGGGCTTGACGTTGCTGCTGCTGGTTGGGACTTGTTCTCAGCTAACTCCTCGGCCGCTCAGATCGTTCCCTATAACTTGGGATCTCGGGCTTGGGTGCAATGCACATTCAAAACGCTGGTGACTCCCGTAGCCGGGAAGATCCTGACGTTCTGGATCGTTTACATCGGGGCATAATCGCCTTCCCTCCCTAACATGAACGGCTCAATCTGGCGACTTGCCGGGTTGGGCCGTTTCTGCATTATAATCCGATATGGCTAACACTCAGCTTTCACTCTGCAATCTGGCGCTAGATAAAGTCTCCGAAAAGCCCATAACCGCAGTCGCCGCCGTCAACCCTCGAGCAGAAGCTTGCGCGAGAGAATATCAACCCGCTCTCGACCTCATCCTAAGACGTGCGTTCTGGAGCTTCGCGATCGTCCGAGATACCCTGACGGCCGCTTCCCCGGCTCCTTCTTGGGGTTACACCTACGCCTACGACCTTCCGGTAGACTTCATTCGTCTCGAGGTATTCAACAACGCTCAGGTTGAGGACTACAACGCTCAGAAGCGATACAAGCTCGAAGCTGGACAAATCCTTAGTAATGAGGATGTTGCGAATATCCTCTTCGTGAGCTCTCGCCTGACATCACCTGATACGGTTGATACCCTTCCGGGGCTTATGGATCCCCTCTTTGTCTCAGCTTTCACCTCCCTCTTGGGCGCGTATATCGCCCCAACTGTCAAGACCGACGGACCGGCATTTGCGACTACCCTTCTCAATCGATATGAGATCGAGCTCGGGATCGCTAAGGTTGCCAACTCCCGCGAGAGAAAGCGCCGGACAATCGGGGAAAGGACTGAGAGCCGAATGCTTTCCGCTCGACGTGTTTCAACTCATGGTTAAATGGCTCAGAAATCTAACCAAGCTCTAATCACGTTTACCGCTGGAGAATGGACATCCCGTATGGATGCTCGAATGGATCTGGAAAAAACGAAGTCTGCCCTGAGAACTTGTAAGAATATGATCGTAACTCGATCTGGAGGACTGAAGCGCCGACCGGGTCTCAAATATGTCGCCACGGTAAAGGTGATTCCTTAATATGGCTCAGAAATCCAATAAAGCATTGATCACGTTCTCGGCTGGAGAGTGGTCTCCGACTAAGGACGCTCGGATGGATCTCGATAAGTCTCCATCGGCATTGCGTACGTGTAAGAACATGATCGTTGACCGATACGGTGGATTGGTTCGACGCCCCGGATTGCAGTATATATCGACGGTCAAGAGCTTTTCGGCCATTTCCTATGTGTCCTATTCCGGGTCAGGAACCCTTTACGGTATAACTGAGTTTGGAGATCTGTCAGATCCTCCAAAGAAGTACCGCAACCTTGTTAGCAACTACGTTGCCCAAATGAGGAAGGAAGCCGGGAATGGATCCGGATCGACCTTGGAGCCGATGCAGATCGGCGTTTACAACCGACAAACTTACAACGATGCAGGAGCGGTCATTGACACGCTTGCTTATTACTCAGAAAGAGGTAATGCCGGGGTTGATTTCTCTTTACTCGGATCCCCTCCAACCGGAACTCCCATATGGATAGGCAATGGTCATCTAGCCGCTGCCGGTGGAGCGGTCGAGCTCTCTCACGAACTCTTCACAAATTCGGGTGGAACGTGGGACGGTAACTGGTGGGATACATTCACCGCTGGAAAGGTGCAGAAGACTCATGCCCTTTCAACGATGCTCTCCCCGTCCCTTGAGGATGCCGCATATCCCAAGTATGCTTGGATGGCACCATTTATCGGATCTGGAACGGATCCCAACAAGAGAACACATGTTAAGATCTACGCCGTAGCCGGAACCGATGTTTGGACGGTTTACACATTTTATTCATTTACTCCTCCAGCGATCGGAACGGGACCGTCTAATCAACTCTATGTGGAGTTTGCCGATGGAGACAATCCGGTCGATGCTTCTACGGGTGGAGCGTATATAACCGGTCATGGAGGAGCAAGCGGAGGATCGTCCTATGTGTATGGCAAGTTTGTTGTCCCGATGGATACTTCGTTTAGATTCAGGTTGACCATAGTCGGGGAAACGACAGAGCAAATTCCTAATGACTTCTCGGCTTCGTCTCAACCGATCAGCGATGCCGAAATGGTTGCCGCAGGTGGACGAAACTGGTTCTACCTGCCAGAAGCAACCGTCGGAGTTGAGGGAGACGATACCTACGAGGAATATCTAATCCTTGAGGATGAACCGATCGACTTCCTCTCCGCTTCCGCTGCTTCTGGCGTATCGGTTGGAACTGAAGAGTGGGCTCAGACCTCTGCATACACCGGAGGAATCACCGCAGAGAGTCACGCTCAGATCGATTACACGATGTTGAATGTCGAAGCTTCATATACCCTAACCGGGCTGACTCCGACTTACACCTATCCCGTTACGCTGACCTACAATGAGAGGGATATCGGGGGTGCGAATATGAACTCTCTTCAAGAGGTTGTCAACGTAGTCGCCTCAACTGGAATTGAGGTCTTTACTCAAACTGTTATTGCTCAAGTTGGTCGAGAGAGAAAGTTAATCAATGCGACGAAAGGAACCGGAGTCGCTCCAGTTGTGATCACAACCCTTGAGGCTGAGACGATTATGTGGAAGGCGAAAGTCCTCCTCAATGGAGGAACATACAACGCGACTGATGTTTCCGCTCTCGACCAGCTTCATGTTGATCTAAAAGCAGTTAATGTTAGCGATCTGAGTAGTTTCAGATACCTACTCCCATACTGCGGTCAGGATATGGCCGCAATGGTTACGCCTTCGGTTGATGTTTTTAGCTTTGGAAATCCAACGAACTTAAACAACAACCTTGTCGAAGGTGACTTTGATCCGGCCATAGGTGTTTCAGCGGAAACTTGGGCTTCGGATGGAGCAGCAAAACTCTTGATCATGCCGTTTACCCTTGGTCAGCTTGACGCCACCAACCTTACGTTTGATATGGGGTATATCATCACGGGAAAGCCTTCTTCCGGGATAACCAATTATTCATGCGGTATGTGGGCAAGCCCGACAAATTATGCTTTCAATCTTCAGTGGATCGAATCGTCCGGAACTTGGACTTGGAGGTGCGGAATTAATACCGTTGCCCTTGTTGTTGCCAGCCAAACTGAAAGCGTTGGTGACGTAATGGTTGGAACCCGAAGATCGGCTACGGAACGAAGGATCTATCAGAATGGTATTTCACTCGGGTTAAGCGCGACAAGTGATCCCGCTGCCAACATCGACGACTACAGTCCATCAGTTCTTGGAATGAATGCTCAACCACTTACCCCAAAATACCATCCTATGGCGACCGGGTATTCGATTGGAGCTTCATGGTTTACTGTTGGGACTTTTGCCGAAACAACTGCAAAGCAACTATTAGTCAGCACGGCAATCAAGGCATACTGCACAACTCTTGGAAGGATCTAAATCATGGCTTCACCAGCAATACTTTGGAAATTTGAATTCTCGGTAACGACCGTCTTCGTCATTGAAGTTGGAGAGTCTTACATGCGCTTCTTCAAACTTGGTGCTGCCGTCACGGACTCGGGAGGAGTTTATGAATTGACTACTGTCTACGCCGAAGCTGAACTCTTTCAGATCCAGCATAAGCAGATCAATGATGTCATCTATATTACTCATCCTGATCACCCGGTTCGCAAGCTCTCTCGGGTTGCTGACAACTCTTGGACGATCGTCGATGTTGCCTTCCTCACCCCTGCCCTCCTCGACGAAAATCTGACGGCAACGACTGTTACTCCGGATGGTTTGACCGGATCTATCGGGATCACTTCTTCAGTCGCTCTATGGACTGCGAATCACATTGGCTCTTACTGGAGGATTGGCCATGTGAGGGAAGGGGACTCGACTGAGGTTGACATAGACGCAGACAAGAACGGAACGGCCGTTGAGATCTTTGGTGACTATAACGTTAGGAGTTATGGAACTTGGGAAGCGGACATCCTCCTCCAGAGATCCCTTGACGCTGGATCCACTTGGAAGACGATCCGCAAGTTTGAGGGAGTCTCAGATCGAAACGTCGATGCAACTGGCGCTTCCGAAGTGGACGCTCAATACCGTCTCAGGATTGAGAACTGGGTATCCCACACACTCGGTCGAGTAGTCCTCGAGTGGAACGAGCATACGGTCTATGGGATCGTTCAGATCACGGCCTTCACAAACACTCAGACAGTCGTCGCAACCGTGCAGACCGACTTTCCTCTATCCGCTGTAACCGCTACGGATGTCTGGAGCGAGGGAGCGTGGAGCGCCGAGAGGGGATATCCCCGAACCGTCACCGTTCACGAACAGAGAACGGTATTCGGAGGGACAACCTATCAGCCTCAGACCATTTGGGGATCTGTTGTCGGAGATCTCGACAACTTCCTGAGAGGATCTGATGACTCTGACTCTTACGCCCACACGATCGCCGGTCTTGAGCTTAATGCGATCAACTGGATGGTTTCTCAGAAAGAGCTCCTGATTGGAACCGCTGGAGGAGAATTCGCGGCTGGAGCGAATGGAGCGATCATTACTGGATCCGATATCGATATACGACTCCAGTCGAACAAGGGGTCCGATTACCAATCAGCCTTGGTGGTCAACGATTCGGTTCTCTTCGTCGGCCGGAAGGGACGGAAGATCTTCGATATCCAATACACCTTTGAGGCCGAGAAGTTCAAGCCTGAGGATCTCACACTCTTCTCTGAGCACCTCACCCTCTCCGGGATTGTGCAGATCGCCTATCAAAAGGAA